TCCAGTCGCGCGGGTCCATGTCCTCGATGAACGGCGGCAGAATGCCGGCGAGCGCCGAGATGATATAGGTCATCTTGCGTTCGTCGATGACAACGTCGCCGTCCTGGTTGACGCGCACCGGATTGCCGAACCGATTGATGTCCGCGGCGCGCGGCTCGCGCAGCGATATCGTGCGCACCGTCTCGCCGGCATTGTTGCGGATGCCTTTGTAGAGCAGCTTGACGACGATCGGCCACTCGTCCTGCGCCAGCGGCTGCAAGTCTTCGGGCGATGGTGCGATTTCTGGCGGCGGCATCGCGGGCTTGATGGCTTCTTCCTTCTTTTCGGGTTCAACGAAGCCCTCGCGCTGCGCCTTGGCGACCACGTTCATATTGTCGTCTCCTGACAGCTGACGCCTTCCCAGCGGACGCGCACTTGGCCGTCCCTGGTATTGTTGTCGAACGCGCCTTTGCAAACCGCATTGTTGAGCGAGTATTGCATCCCATTGGCGAGCTGCGCGACGACGGTGATGTTGGCTTGCTGGGCAAGCTCGTTGAGGAGCAAGCCCGGCATGGTCGAGATGTCGCCCTCGATAAACGGCACCCGCGGCAGCTCTTGATACCCGTGGACCATATCCTGACCGGCGAGCATCGTGCGTTCGTAGGGCGTAGGGCTGACGGTGAAGTTGCCGCGCAACATGATCGGCGTGTTGTCGACCATGAGGAATGCAACGCCCGCTATTCTTTGCGCAGGGCCGGCCATGTTCGTAACTCCTTATGAGTTTTGGGGATGGATTACAGTCCCGACGCCGCGTTGAACGGCGCCGGAGCGTTGCCGATGATCTGCGTGTCGATGCCGCGGTCGTATTGGAGCCGGAACTGCGCGAGCACGGCGAAAATGCGCAGTTGATTGATGAGGTCGGGCGGGTAGAGCACGTTAACCCGGTTCGGGTCATTCGAATCACGTTCGACGATAAGGTTCCGAGCGAATGCCGGGAGATTTTCGACGAGGCCGTTATACATATCCTCTTCGTACTGGGATATCAGCTCGGCCTTGATGAGTCCTGGCGTCGCGATAGCTTGGCCGGGCCCGAACCTCGTGCCGTCGTCCGCGAGCTTGCAGCGCGGAAATTTGTTGGTGATTGCGGACTTCTGGTTCCGCAACAGCTTCGCCAACGTGGCGAGCGTGGTCACGACCTCGTAAGCGTCGTCGGGCTGGCCGTACTGGTTTTGCTGGTAGGTCGTTTGCTCCCGGGCGATCATAGGCTGGCTGTCGCCGCCTATCTTCTGGATGGCGAGACCGTTCGACGCGAGCGAGTTGATTTCGACGAAGTCGAACCGCTGATGGATCGGCGCCGCCTTGATAGTGTTGAGCGTGAGCGACTGCAGAGGCCGGGCCGGATCGTTGATGTAAGCGCGTTGCGCTTTCGCCGTGTAGGCTGCGGCCCACTCGAAAGAAGGCGACGGGCTCGCGACCTCGAATGCCATTACGGATTCGACGCCGGAATTGTACTGATCGCCGAACAGCAACAGCGAGGCATAGTCGCCGCGCTTGGCCGAGAACACATGGCCGAACAATTCGCGCTGCCAACCCCAACGCCCCTGGTCGGTGAAACCGTATTCCTGGTCCCAATCGAACAGCGAGTTGCTGTCGGTGTACGGCATTGCCACGTACTCGAAAGGCTCCTCGCCGAGATTGAGGATCGCGTTGGTGAAGTCCGGCGTGCCGGTGCCTCCCGTCAGCAATCCGGTGGCCGGCAGCGTGATCATAAGTCCGACCGGCGTTTGCTCGCCGCCGCGCGAGCCGTAGTAATTCAGGCCTACCGTGATTTCGTTGGCATTGACGCCTTTGAATACCGACGTCAGCGTCACGACGCCGAGGGCGGCGGTCGCCGTCACCGGGAGGGCCGGATTGCTGTCGATTGCATCTTTGATGTTAGTCGCGATATCCGCGATCAGGTCCGTCGTCGCGACGTTGACCGGAACGTGATCGCCCGCGATGTAGAGATGCAGCGTGCCGGCCTGGGTCGGCGCCGCGGTGACGGTGATCGTGCCGGTGGCGACAGCGGCGCCGGTGGTTTCCTTCGCCGGCAGTCCCCAAACCTCGTTGGCAAAATTGTTGGCGAAGAAGGAACGAAACATTCGCGACAATTCGCTGCCCTCGCCGAACGCGCGATCGGCCTGCGCTTGGCTTCCGATCGGGATCGCGATGTCGTCGGCCGCCTCCCCCGCGGCGGACTTCACGCCAACCAGGAGCGCGCGCAGATTGATGGTCGGAATGCCGGCCATCGATGGGTCCACCTCGACCCAGTAAAGCGGGACTTTGATATTGGCCGGGATATTCGCAAAGCTTATGGGCATTGCCGTTGCTCCTTCGTTGTTGAGAGATTTCAAGCGGCGTCAGGCGCCTTCGCCTCGCGCTCGTCGAGTGTGACCGAGCCGTCGGCGATCCGGCGTCGCGTAAAGCGGTCGTCGGGCCATACCTTGCCGCCGCTGGCGCCAAAGCCCCCGGCGTGCGGATGCTTGAGGACGCCGCGATATCTTTCGTCGGGCACGACACTGATGCCGGCCGGCGCGGAGTCTGCGAGAGCTTGCGCGCGTTCGCCCTGGCGCATGCCCCGCAACGCGACCTTGCTGAATACCTTCATGGCTGCTGCTCCTTTATTGCTTTGCGAAGCTGGTCGAATTGATACCGGACGTGGATCTGCTGCCGCTGATCCATCTCGGTCTGCGTATCGCCGGGCTTGATCCCGGTGATGACGTCGATGGTGTTGAGGTCGTCGATGACGGGCGGCGCCCAGCCGGTGCGATAGAGAACCGAGACGTCATATTGCAGCTCGGCGAGCGGCGTCTCGTTGGTGAGCATGCCGGCGCCGAACTCGTGCCGGCGCACGCCCCTGGCGATGCCTTCGATCAGCGTGTTGTCCGGGCTCGCCGTGACCAACATGCTCATGATTTTCGGATCGGGCCAAAGCCGGCCCATGATCCGCCAGAACGCGGCGTCTAGCTGCAGCTCGGCCGCGGCGTCGTCGTTATTGGCGATGAAGACCGAGAAGCCGACGCGCAGCGTATGACTGAAACGGATCATGCCAGTGTTGGCATCGCCGTCCGGCAACATGATCTCGTCGATAATGTAGACGCCGAGATAGGGCAGCAGGTCGGGCTGCACGCGCAGCGCCCGGGTTTTGCGGCAAGCGTAATCGGCAAAGAACGGGTCGGCCGAAACTGCATCGTAAAACACATCCCGGATCACCAGCGAATAACTCTGCGTCGCGGTGATGCCCATCAGCGTTCGAACGTCTCGTATTTGCGGATCGTGAGCATGGTCTGGCCGCCGCCGTCGGTCGACGCGTCGATGATGACGTACTCGCCCAGCGGGATGCCGTTGCAGTCGAACGGAATGGTCACATGATCGCCCTGCGCCGGGAGCGTGGCGAACTCGCTTTCGCGGATATCGAAGATCGTCCGCTGGTCGGAATAGATCGAGCCGTCGTCGCCCGCCACGTCGAGAATGTAGGTGCCGTAAATGCCGCGCCCCGGGAACGCCGGCTGGCCGGCCTGCGACTTGAGCGGCGTGAAGGTCGCCGGCACTCCCCACATCTCGAATATCGCCGGCTGCAAGAGCACGTCGAAATTGACGGCCATCGTCTAAACCTCGATGCGCATGTAGCTGTAGAGCAGCGAATTGACGGTATCGGCCGCGGCCGCGAGCGGGCCCGAGCCTTTCGAGCCGGTCATTTGCTGGACATCGAAAAACATCACCCTCGACTCTCGGTGCGATATCGATCTGATGCCGCTCGTGAGGTTCAAGCGCATTTGAATGCGTGCCGCCTGAATCAGAAGGCCGGTCGCCGCCTTGAGGGCGGGCGGCGCCTCGTCGGGCAGCTTGTAGCCGCCGCTATAGGTCACCGTCACCGGCTCGGCCCAAGCGTTGTCCATCCGCATTTTGCCGGACTTGTTGTCGACCTCGTAGAGCGTCGGATCGACGATGCTGCCGCGCGGCGACTCGACCGATACGACATCGGCGTCGACGACCGGGTAGTGCGTGAGGAACAGCCGCGGGCTGTCGAACGGCATCGAGTCGCCGCGCCATGTTTCCTCGACCTGCTCGTAGGCGAACACGCGATTGCAGAGCGTCGCGACGACGTCGCTGTATTGCTCGATCCACATTGCCAATTGCGCGTCTTCGGTGGTGTCGGTCGGCGACAGGCCGAGGATGCTCTTGAGTTCGGCCATGGTGAGCAGCGCGTAGCTGTCGGCCGGCGTCAGCACCTTGACCCAGATGTCGGCCATCAGCGCGCCTCGTGGAATTGCTCGAAGAGGGCCCGCAGCTCGATCGGCGGCGCCTCGGCGCCGTCGGACATGATCGGCTGCGCGATGTAGGCCTCGCGGTCGATTCGCCAGCCGAGGATGACCGGCGCTGGCTCGCCTGCCGGACCACGCTCGCCGCGCGCGCCGGGAGCGCCGTGGTCGCCTTTCGGTCCCGGTTTGCCCGGCTTGCCGGCCGAGGCGATGAGCTGCCAGCCGTCGCCCGGGCACGGTCCCGGCGCATCGTGGCGGGCAATGAACGATCCGCCGTTGAGCGCCACGATATCGAGCGCCGCATAGGCCTCGCCGTCGCGCCAAGTGCCGCGCACGACGGGCGTTGCTGCGTCCCGGCCGGCCGCCGCGAGGCAGGCCCAATCCTCGTGGGGCGGCGCCTTGGCGGTATCGGCGCGCGCCTGCCATGTAGACCCGCCGAGCAAAACGATCTGCCCGCGGTAATGCACCTCGCCGTCACGACAGGAGATAGCCGCCTCGATCGTGCCCGGCGCGCCGTCCCTCCCAGCAGGGCCCGGGATGCCCTGTTCGCCGGCTCTGCCGGGCTCGCCCATAGGCCCGGCGCCGCCGGGCGCCCCTTGGTCGCCCTTTTCACCGGGCGCACCGGCGGGCCCCGGAGGCCCCATGGCGCCGGGATCGCCACGCTCGCCCTGCGGTCCGGCTTCGCCAGCCTCGCCACGCTCGCCTGCGGGTCCTGGCGATCCTGTTGGTCCCGGCGCGCCATCGGCGCCGTTGGTGAGCTTGGCGGCGATCGCTTCGACGTATTTCGTCAGGCTCGACCGCAGCTCGGCCGCCTCCGCCTGCAATTGCAGAATCATCGCCCTGGTCTGCGCCTCGGTCAGCTCGCGGTGGCGCTCCCATTGGGTGCGCTCGGTGTAGAGCGCCTGGGCGAGCGCCTCGCGCCATGCGTCAAGAAGCAATTCGTCGGCGTCCGATCCGGTCGGCGCTGGCAAATAGGTTTCGGACTTCGCGCTGGATAGCATCGCGGTCGCCTTTTGCTGGATCGGGTGTCGGCTTCGGCGTCGTTTCGGGCGGCGGCGCGGGAGGCGCGGCCGCGGGCGATGGCGCTGCGGGAATTTTCTCGGCGGCCGAGAGCGGGACGACCTGTTGCTGCACTCTCGGTTCATCGCCGAATGGCACGGCGTCGAGGCCCTCAAGCTGACGAGCCTCGTTGGGTGCGTAGATGCCGCCCTGTACGCCGCGCGCCAGCGACTCGATGCGGTCCTTCATGGCCGAGCGCAAAAGCGCCGCGGTGTCGAACTCGCAATATTCGTCAGGCTGTCCCTTGAGGCCGAACAGGAGGCCGATCGATTCCTCGATATGGTTGAGCGCAAAGCCGAGACCGGACGCGATCCAACTTTGCATGAGCGCTTCGGTCGACGAGAAGGTCGAGCCGCCGAGCCCGAGTATCTGCAATGGAATGCGAAACGCGAGCGCGATATTCTCATTCGACAATTTGAGGATTTCGGCGGTCGCGGCGTCTTTGCCGGCCGACGCCCATGGCTGCACCTTCAGCCCCGAAGTGAGGATCGGCGTGCCGCCTTGATGCAATCCCTTCGCTTGATCGTTCCAGCGGTCGCGAAGCGCCTGCACCTGATCTTTGTCGAGCGTGAGGTCGGTCGTGAGCACTGCCGACGGCCGCGCCTCGTTCATGTAGTAGGAATACTGCTGCCGTGATATCGCCGAACTTACGCCGATATCGGAGTACGCGGCGACGAGCGGCGACTCGCCGACGAGTGGCCGCGGATAGCGATGCCGCAAGGTGTTCAGCTTGACATGGAGCACGTCCCGCGCCGGCACGATCAACGTTTCGCCAGGCGCCAGCCGTGTCTCGATGACATCATTGCCGTAGAGCTGATAAAAGATTTCGCCGTTGTCTGCGAGACGCGGATGAGACTGCCGCGCGTCCATCAGGTGGAGCTCGTCGATTTCGAAACGATCGTTGCGCAGCGCGAGCGCGTAGAAATTGCCTTCGAGGTAGAGCGAGCGTGTCGCGTTGAGCAGGAAGTCGCTGATCGATTGATAATCGTTCGGACGGCGCAGCAGCCGGGAGAGGGCGGAGGTCTTGACCCGCTCCCGGCCGCCCTTGGCGTTCAGCCGCCAATGATCTCCCGGGCACATCGCGATGGTCTGCGCGTACGCGGAAACGCACGCCTCGACCATCGCGGTTGCGACGCTCGGCCCGATCGGATCATAGCCGCGCTGCCACCAGTTCACGCTCTCGCCGACGCCTGCCGGCAGCCAGCCGCCGGTGATCGGCAGATACCAGGGTCCGGCGTGATACTCGCCTTCGCCCTTGCGTACGAACCGGCTGGCGATGCGCGAAAGCCAGTTGATCATTCATGCGATCGCGAGGCGGCCCGCGTCTGGTAATCACTACGCGGCTGCGCACCGCTTGCTGGCTTCGTCTCCTTGGTGGTCTCCTTCGCGCCTGCGGGAGGCGCGCCCTCGACCGGCGAACCGTCCGGCTCGTGCTCGGAAACATGCACACCCGACGCGGCGAGGTCGTTTTCCTCCTGCGTCGGCGTCGGCTTGATCTTAGCCGACGCTTCGCGGTGCTCGGCTTGGCTTTTCTCGCGGGCGGTTCGCTCCTCGGCGAGACGGTTCTTGATCTCATCGGACATTTACATTCTCCATTTTTCGGATTGATTCCGACTCACCAAGTCACGCCGGCAGCCCAAGCGACGACGCCCGTGCGTCGAACGGTCCAATTTATTGGTAATAGTAGCCGCAACGCGTAGCTGTTCGTCTGGAACATCGACTTGACCGGAGCCGCGACCGTCGCCGGGCTGCCGGGGGTGCCGATGTCGAGCGGCGTCGTGTCTTCGAGGTGAAGCGTCGCCTGATCGCTGATCTCGAACCGCGGCGCTTCGCCCCCGACCGAGACGAAGTCGGCAGCGTCGATCACGATCACCGTGCCGAGCGGCACCGTGCCGGAGTCGATCACCGGCCACCCACCCAATTGTTTTTGGCTGATCTCGTCGCGGAACGGGAACACGCCTGCACCTGGCGCCGCGGTCAGGCCGATGCTGTTGACCTGCTGCGGGTTCATGAGCCACGCCGGTTTGCGCACGTTGCCCTTGGTGCCGGTGAGCAGCGCGCCGGTGAGCTGCTTGATATCGCCGGTCAACGCCGTGAAACCGCCGCCCGCCGTCGGCGTCAAGCCGGACACGCCGTTGAGGATGCCGGCAGGCCGCACTGTGGTGGACGGATTGGCGTCGATCAGGACGGCGTCGAGCGCGATTCCCGTATCCATCTGCACCGCGTCGCGCAGCAAGCCTTCGATCGCCGGTTGGCTATGGTCTTCGAGTTCCTGCGTGAACGTGGTGATGACGGCCATTTTTTTCGGCGTCAAGGTTTGCGACGTGAACAAGCCTTGACGCACGGGGATCGGAAGTCCTTCCCCGACAAACGACCCGGCGATCGTCGGCGTCGTCGCTCGCGTCGGAATGATGATCTTTCCGAACGGCCCGAAGGTCAGCGACAAGCCGAGCGCCGACAACCGGGGAAAGATCGACGACGGATAAAGCGCATCCATGAACGCCGTATAGGTCTGTTGCGCCAGTTCCGCGGCCCATCCGGTCACGGTGGTCTGCGCGACCGCGGTGGCGGCGCGCATGTGCCAGGCAAGCGCCGTCTTGTGCAGATCGTCCTCGCCGTAGATTTCCCGCATGACCATGTCGACCGGCTTGCGCTGGCGATGCGCGAACAATTGCGCGACGCCGCAATGCACAAGGAGGTCGATCGGGTCGAGCTTCTTCGGAGTGAAGCTGAACGGCCGCGGCGTGGCCTTCGGCGTCGCCGGAGCGCTCGGCGTCTGATGCACGGTCAGCGCGCGACCGTTGCCCGAGCCGGAGTTGCCGCCTTCCGAGGCGGCGCCGACGTTGCGCTCGGCGTCCCGCAGTCCCGCGAGGCCGCGCTCCTCCTGCCTGATCTTGGCGTTGAGGTCGTCGGAAGCTTGAAGCTGGGCGTCGCTGACGTTGGTGTCGTCGACGTTTTCATAGTGTGCTGCGAGCTGATCGCGAAGCGCATTGATGCGCCCCTCGGCCGCGGTGATGCGTTGAGCAAACGACGTCATGGTCGTGCCCTTTCGTATTGTCGATTTGCTTTCGGCTTGCCCGCCGTGAAATCCGCGACGCCCGGCCGTGCCTCGTCTGCCTTTCCCGGCAAAGACAAAGTCGAGCGTTGCGGATGAAATGTTGAGAGACTTCGCGACCGCGAGCGCGTTCGGGTTCGCCGGCACCGCAACGAGGCTGGTCTCAACCAGCTCAGCCTTGGTGTAGAAAAGCCCCCATTCGGTTTCCGGCCGCGGTTTGGTTTCGATCGAGCGAAACCCGACGCTGACCGCGCGCAGAACGTCCGCCTCGACGAGCTTTCGGATTTCGTCAATGCGCTCTGACGTTCCTTCCGGCGCGAGGTCGAGAAAGCCGCGGAGTTGCTTGTTCTCGATACGAAGGCCGCGCCACTTGCCGATCGGAAAATCACTGCGGTGCCCGAATAGGGCGATCGGGTTGCGCTTGAAGTTGGTCAGATCCCATCCGTCAGACATGATGACGTCGGACATGCGATCCGGCGTCTCGTCGGACAGGACGAACTCAAGCCCAGCAACCTTGCCAGCATGCGTCCGGTGCCGGAGCTCGCCGACGGCGCGGTTGTCCCAAATGAGCTGGCAAGCATCCTCGTCGCCGATCTCGTCGGTGCAACGATCGAGGAAATCCTCCTCGGACTCGTCGTCCTCGGGTTCCAGGTCTTGGCGCTCTAGCTTTCGCATGGCGGTTCCTTCCCGCGGGATGCAGGTTCGGGGCTCGGTCGGTGTCGGAAGGCGCGGACTCGTGGCAAAAGCCTATGTCGGATCGCGCCTTTCCGTTGCGCGTTCCAGCGCTGCGAGGCGCGCCTCGATCACGTCCAGCCGGCGCGACACATCGCGAGCGCCGGTCTCGGTGAAGTGCAGTTCACTCCAATTGCCGTCGCCGCCCGTGGCGTACATGCCGATCGCCGGCTGCGTGATGATGCGGTCGGTGCAGCAAAGCAGCGAGAGGCCGGGCGGGTTGTGCTTCAGCGTGATGCCGGGGCCGAAGAGCACGCGCTTGACGACGGCCGGCGCGGGGCCAAACCACTCGATCGTGCCGCCGCCGACGATGCGGACGACGTTGGTGTCAACGGTGTCGTCGACCGGCGCAATGGAAACGGTCCTGGCGCACGCCAGCTCGACAGCAGGCGCCTCGCCATGTGCGCAGCGCCAGAGCAGAATCGGCAATCACGCACCCGTTACGCCGTCTCGACCGCGATTGCGAACTTGCAGTCGACGTTTTGCTGCACGACCGGATGACTGCGCGAGCCGAGCCTAAACTTGATGAAATTGATGGACTTCGTCCAATACTCTGAAACCACAATGCCACTGCTCGGATGCGCCACCACGGTGACCTCCATTCCATCCGCAGTAAACAGATCGTTGTAGAGGTTGCCGTCGCTCGAAATCTGAAACGTGAGATTTGCCGGCGACATTTCCTGCGGCACCGTGATCCGCACGATGTTGCCGCCAGAGCAGTCGGCGCCGTCGGAAAGCGATTCACCGAGCTTGACGGTCGGTCCATCCACGATTGCGAGCATGGGGTTCAGCTCCTATTTGCCGGATGGTTGGGATCGATCGGCCAGCCGTCATCGCCGACCTCGATGCTGTAGCCTCGGATTTCGATGTACCGCTTGCGGCTGTCGTGACATTCCTTGCATAGCGACTGGACCTCGCCGAGCGCAAACTTGTTCCAGTCGCCTTCGTGCGGCTTGATGTGATCGACGACCGTTGCCGGCGTCACGACGCTGCGCTTCATGCAGAACGCGCACAGAGGATGCTCGATGAGCTGCAATCGGCGGCGCCGCTGCCAGAACGCTTTGCCGTAGAACTTTTTCCAAGCCTCATACATCAGCCGATCAGCGCATCGGGTTGAAATGTTTTCAGCCTATTAAACTTTCGATATCCACCGGCTTCGCCGCTCTATCGCGTGCCCGCAATCCCATGAGCATTGCGAGCGCCACCGCGCCGTCGATGCGAAACCGCGACTTGTCCTTGTCGAGTTTTCGGTTGCCGGCCGGGTCCAGCACTGTGACCGCATTAGCCATGTTCCAATTGAGAATCGGATTGCCCGGATGAACGAGCTTGCGCTCCATCACTGCGATTTCGAGCGCGTCGATCGCCGGCCCCATATCTTTGAAGCCCTGGCCCCACGGTATCAGCCGCAAGCCATCGCCGCCTTTGTCGCCGTCCGAATAAGCCTGCAGGCCGATGCGGTCGAACTCGCGCAACAGGTCGTTTATGCGCCAGCGGTCATAGGCCATGCCCTTGATCTTGCAGCGCCGCGTGAGCTCGGCGATGAAGCGCGCAATAGTTTCGGGATCGATCGTCTTGCCGGGACTTAGGTGCAGGTTGCCGGTTTCCGCCCACTCCCTGTAACGATGCGATCCCGAACCAAAGTCACGACCGGAATGCTCGGTCAGCGTTTCGCTCGGCTTCCAGAAGTGCGGCTCGACGCGGCACGGGTCGCCGATCGAGCCGATCATCAGCGCCGTCAAGTCGACCGTGTTCGACAAGTCGAGCGCGAGATAGACCTCCTCGCCGTCATCAATCCGCGGCGCCCCGATGCAGCCCATCCACTCGGCGCGGCTGATCAGCGATGCGACCGGCGCGACCCGCTGGTTGAGGAAAAGGTTTCGAACCTTCGGCTCCTCGGCCGGCATGCGGATCGCCTTGCGTATCGCGGTCGCGAGGTCTTCATAGTCGCGGAACTTGTCGAGCGCCGGGTTTGCCTTGCGCCACTGCGCCTCGTCCGCCAGATCGCAGTCCTCGTCCGCCGCATAGAGATGGCAGACGATCGCCGGGTCAACGCCGCTCAAGCCATCGTCGATCAGCTTCGACAGGACATGCTCCGGGTCGTTCGATTGCGTGCTGATCGCAATGAACAGCGGCTCTTCGCGCGCGCCGAAGCTCGTATCGAGCACGTCGTACAAGTCGCGGTTCTTGGCCTGCGCCAGCTCGTCGTAGATCACCACGCTCGGCAGATAGCCGTGCTTCGTTCCCGCCTCGGCGCTAATGGCGCGATAGACCGATCCAGTACGGCGCGCGATCATCGTCTTGGTCGACGGCACCACTTCGAGCTCGGCCGCGAGGTCGGGCTCCAGGTCGACGATCTGCTTCGCGAACTTGAACACGATCCCCGCTTGGTCGCGATCGTTGGCGGCGGAATATATCTCGCCGTGCACCGTCGCCTCGGGCCCGATGAGATGCGCGAGCACGATCGCGGCGATCAATGCGGTCTTGCCGTTCTTGCGCGCCATCGAAAGGATCGCGCGCCGCACCACGCGCCGCGTCCCGATATGCGGCTCGTAGACATCGCGAATGAAGGCCTTCTGAAACGGCTCTAGCTTGAACGCCTTGCCCTGGCCAGTGCCCGACGGAATCGTCAGGTTCTCGATGAAGCGGATCACCGCCTTGGCACGCCCGCGCCCGCGCGGCGTGCGCTTAACCGGCGAGGAGGCCAGCAAACTTGCTCTGCGAGTTGTCGCCGTGGATGCCGGCCGAGATGCGGCTGCGCGCCGCCGGCGTGAGGCCGAACTCGGCCGCATAGCGGACGACATCCGCGGCGTGCTTGCGAACGATCGACACCAGCGGATTCACGATGGCGTCGCCGTACTTGCTCTTGATGATCATGCCGTTCATCACCGGATCGCCCGACTGCATGCGATGCAGCGACTCGGCCGCCATCTTCCACTGGCCGAACGCGTAGCAGTAAGCGGCGAGCGCCGGCACATCGACCTTGGTGAGAAGCCCGAGCCGGTGCAGCTCGGTCGCGGTATGCCACCACTCGTCGGCCGCATATCCCGTCACGAACGATGGCGGGTCGGGCACGTCGTCGAACGTCTCAGGTTGCGGCTCGTCCTTGTTGAGCGGCCGCTTGCCGGTGTTGCCACGCAAGAGTTTGAGATGCGTCGGCATCGGACGCGGACCACGGGTCATGCTGTTTCCTTCAGTTGTTCGGTGCGGGCCGCAAACGGTGCGCCTGTCGCTTCCAGCGTCGCGACTTTGCCGCTGAAGTTCTGCCAGCGCATTACCGCCACGTCTACATAGGCCGGGTCGATCTCGATCGCACAGCAGGCGCGGCCCGTCATCTCCGCCGCGATGATCGTGGTGCCCGAGCCGACGAACGGATCATAGACCGCGTCGCCGGCTCGCGAATTGTTCTCGATCGGGCGCTTCATGCACTCGACGGGCTTCTGCGTCGAGTGGCCGGTCTCGGATTTCTGCGGCTTGTTGATCTGCCACAACGTCGATTGCGTGCGGTCGCCTTGCCAGTGTGCAGTTTTGCCGGCTCGCACCGCATACCAGCACGCCTCGTGCTGCAAATGGAAGTGACCGCGGCCGATCGCGAACTGCTGCTTGGCCCAGATGATCTGCGCGCGGATTTCAAAGCCAGCGGCAACAAGCGCCGCATAGTGCTCCACACTCCTGGCACCCGCCGGGTGCCAGGAGTAGATGACATCACCCGGGAAAAGCTTCCACGCTTCCAGCCAATCGCCTTGATCGTCGTTGGACACCAGCCCTACGGCGCGAGCGCCGTAGGGCTTTCCGTTGGCGCGGTCGGCGCGGTTGCGCCAATCAGGATCATAATTCACCCCATAAGGCGGATCGGTCACCATCAGGTGCGGCCGCGCTCCACCGATAGCGCGCGCGACGTCCTCGGCATTGGTGGCGTCGCCGCACAGCAGCCGATGCTCGCCGAGCAGCCAAACATCGCCCGGCTTGCTGATCGGCACCGCAGGCGCGTCCGGCACCTCGTCGGGATCGGTCTTGCCGACGGTCCCCATCGCCTTGATCTCGGCCGCGCTGAAACCGGTCAGCAGCGTGTCGAAATCAAGCGCCTGCAAGTCCTGCAGCTCGACGCGCAGCATCGCATCGTCCCAGCCCCCGTTCTCGGTCAGCTTGTTGTCGGCGATCAGATAGGCCCGCTTCTGCGCTTCAGACCAACCGCGAGCCACCATCGTCGGCACCTCACCGATGCCTAACCTCGCGCCAGCCAGCACCCTCCCGTGCCCAGCTATGATCGACCCAGCCTCATCGACGAGGACCGGCATCGTCCAGCCCCACTCGCGGATCGAGGCCGCGATCTGCCCGATCTGCGCCTCGCTATGCGTCCGCGCATTGCGCGCGTTGGGGATCAACTCCGCCAGGGCGCGCCGCTCGACGTGATCGGCCGGCCACGCGCGCTCGTCCATGCGGCTATCCTCGGTACACCAGGAAATGCGGAAACCCGACGCCCAGGCCCAGCACGCTGGCGATCCAGACTACGATGGCGATGAGGCACAACAGGCCGACGATGATCTTGCCGAACTTGTAGACGTTGGCGTCGATCGACCAGCCCATGAAGCTCGTGATCAGCCACACGATGCAGTAGGCGACAAAAATGATGATCGCGATGTACAGCAGCAGCTCAAGGAAGCTGATCAGGATGCCCATGGCTTATTCCATCTGATGGAATGTTATTTTTGCCGGTATTCCAAAACCTGCGGCCGTTGAAACGAGACGGCGTG